ATAAACGGCATTCCGAAGATTGCCGATAGCCTGCGGCTTAAAGACAACGCCAGCGGCCTTTGCACGGTCATAAGCAGCCCCACCAGCAGCCTTTAGCTCGTCCACCCCCATAACCTTCGGCTTAGGGTTAAACAGCCCTGCAACCTTGCTTGCGCCCGCCCCAATGGCCTCTCCGGCAAGATTACCGCCCACGCCCGCCGCAAGGCCCGTAGCGGCCCCTGTCAAAGGGTCTTGATTGTTGCCCCACGCTTGAATGGTGCCGAGGGTTGCGCCGTCAGCCCCCAGTGCTGCCGATCTAGCGGCAAGACCTTTGCCCCCGCTCAAGGCGGCGGGAACCATGCGCGTGGCAGATAGGGCGGATTTGGCAAGAGCACCGGCAGGCAACATTGTCCCGCCAAATTCGGCAAATGTGCCAGCCCAGCCAGCGCGCTCTCTGGCGTCCGCCGTTCGCTGTTCTGAGACAGCCAAGCGATCCTTATAGGCCCCCCGCCCCATAAGACTATCAATACCAGCCGCCGCATTGTTTGCCAAGCCAAGGGTAATCCCATTGACCGCCAGATCAAGCATATCCTGACCGGCTGCGAGAGGCTTTGCCCAGCCCGGAAGGGCATTAAACTCTCGCTGCGCACGGCTGACCGGAACATCCGGCAACGAGCCGCTGATATCGCTCATGGACGGCGCTGCGGAAGCCTTCCGGCGTTCCAGTTCCTTCATAGCCGCGCGGCGCATGAGTTCTTTGCGGGCCGCTTCTCGCATGGCGTTATTTTCCATTTGCAAGGGCCTCCAGTTCGGCGTCAGTCATGGTGGACAAGTCAGGCATGTTCCCGCCTTGCTGCATTGGCTGAGGCTGGGCCTGAGGCTGGGCAGCGCCCTGCCCCGACCCACGCCGGATAGCCCTCTCGCGCGCCGCCTCAACTATCTTGCGGTAGTCATCAAGGGCTTTAAGGAAAGCTTCCTTGGACGTTGCCGTATTGATACGGGTGACAGCGCCAGCCGCTACCTGTCCTTCCATATTGGACAGCGCACCCATGCCGCGAAGCTGCTCAATCGCGGTGAGGAATGCGCCGCTCTTTGCCTGATCGACAATGTTCTGGAAGTCGTAACCGCCCGTACCACGCATTACGTTTCCGAGAGACGTTAAGCCAGTGCCACGGTCAATGTATTCGTTGCGCTCGATCTGCCGGATAAGGTCAAGCGCCTGATCCGCCGCCGCGATGTCCGAAGACGCAGACAATTCTTGCTCCGTCACCGTCTTGCCGCGCGTGGCCCCGGCATTGGTCTGGTAAGCCTTCTCATAGGGGCTGAGGAACTGCGCTCCTTCCGGCGTTTGGACCGGGCGGAACGAGCCATCTTCCATGGGAATGCCATAGCCGATCTTCCCGCCCCCCATGTCATAGGGAATAGGCGCATAGCTTTTCGGCGTGTAAGGCGGTTCAGGGCTGGGAAACAGTGTCTGCGAGTACTGCCGCGCATACTCGTCCGGGTAGGCCTGCGCAAAGGCTCCCTGATCATTGGGATTGGCCAGAAACCGCTGACGGGCCTCTTCCTGACGGCGGCGCTCTTCCATCTGCTGCTGACGTTCGGCCATCTGCATCTGCCGATCCTGCTGGCGCATGTTCCTGTCTTCCGCGCCCTGCTGCATCTGATAGCCCAAGAGCCGTTCGTCCATGTAGCCTTGACGTCCCTGGTTGACGCCTTCTGCAAACCCGCCGATTGCCCCGCCAAGAGAGCCCGTTTCAGCCAGCTTTGCGCCAGCCTGTGTAAGGCCGCTGAAAATCGCTTGCCGCCTCATCTCGGCGGGGTCTAGGCCAAGCATTGCCGTCATTTGAGGAGGATACGGATTGCCAAGGCCGAACACGTTCTTCATAGGGCTTGCCCCTTCCTGTTTTGGGGTTTCGTAAGAGGCGGGGGAGATTTGATAGTCTCCACCAAGAAGAGCCATCGCATTCTTCCGGTGTCCCGCCATCTGATTATTCACCTTGTCGGCAACGGTCCCCGGCGCACCGCCTGCCGCTTCGTCCGAGCGGTTGTAAAGTCCTACCCGGCCTGCATTGATCGCGCTGTAAACGTCCATGAGACCCATGCCGGGCTTGACGCCTGCGCTTGTGAGATACTTCGCAACAGCCCCATCTGGACCAAGCTGCGAACCTATCGGATCGTTCCAATTGACGCCGTACTGCTTCGCCTGCGGTTCCCCGAATTGGATAAGCCCCTTGTGCTGCCCCCACTTTGTCGTGGGTCCGCGCTTTACCGGGTTGAAGGTGCCCGCCGTCTCGTAGGAAATAGCCGTTGCGAGGTCGAGCGGATCAATGCCAAGCCGGGAAGCCGTCGCCTTAATGCCGCGTGCGATGTCAGGCGTCATCTTTAAGTTCCTACTAAGAAGCCGACATTTAACCGAACGGACGCCATCCAAGACCGCCGAGACCACCGATCAAACCAAGTCCGGTGCCCGCGATCTGCGAGAACATGGACGGCTGCGGAACCTTTGAGGTGCCGACGACGGTCCCGCCGTAATTCCCGCCGATATTGTTCAGGAACTGGCCAAGCTTGTTATAGGGAAGTGTTTGATTATAATCCCAACGCTCACGGTTGCCATCAATCTCGGCCTGCGCTTGCCCCTGCTGCTGACGGCCTATAGATTCTAGCGCCGAAATATCCGCATAATCATTCGCCGCGAACACCGGAGCCATTCTTGCCGCCTGCCCCATGCGATCAATACCCTGCTGATACATACTTGACGCATAGGGCGCAAATGCTTCCGTCATTGCCCTCGCCGCCGTATCGGATTGAAGACCAGAACCATAGCGCCCCGAGCCCATGAACTGAGAATTTACCGCAGGCATCACCCGCTGTTGAAGGTTCTGAAATACCTGTCCTTGATACGGATCGCCCGAATATTTGCCCGAGAGGACGTCCTGATTGAACCCCTCTGCCATGCGCATGGTCTGATTACCCGCCGTAGCCCTTTGCGTGCCAAGCCGGAACGCATCTTCCTGCTGAGGCGCGAAATCCGCCACTGTGTCGCCACCAAAGAACTCCGGCCCCTGGTTCTTGTAGAGCCGCTCAGCTTCTTTAAACGCGAATTTGAGAGGCCCTTGCTGGGGCGCCCAAGGCGAGGATTCCTGAGTTTGCTTTACAGTCTTGGATTTGCCGCCCATGTTTATAGTTCCTTTGTGAGCGTTAGTGTTTTTGTCTTGTAGCCATTAAGCAGTTGTTTCCATCCGGGCCGCGCGCGGTCAATTAACATTGCATCACAACCCTGCTCTTTTGCCCATTCTTCAATTGTATCGAGGAAGTGAACCCAATTGTTCACCCCGTTTCCGCCAGTCAGCCAAACATTGCAATAAAATCGCTCGCCACGCCGCACCAGCTCAGTCACACAGGCCGCGTGAACCCCGCGCTCGCTTGCCGCAATCCACAACTGCGCTTTTCTAGCCATAAGATCGGCAAGCAACTGTTCCAGCGTTTCGCCCTCGCCAAGAGCCGGGCCAATCATCGGGGACACTGTGTGCCACACCGCACATATCTGGGCATCTAAGACACCTGAGAACTCAAGCGCTGGACTATCCAAGAATTGCCACCTGGAACACACGCGGTGAAGACCCGTTACTATGCGTTACCGTCCACGTGTCGTTTCCGCGATTGGCCGTGAGAACATACATGGTGCCCGCCGCCAGTTCCGTTGCTGCCGCTGCCGTTTTCGGATCAAAGATGACGACAGACTGAGGCGAGAGGCCTTGATAATTGAGTGCCGTTGTCGTTGCGCTGGGGGCAAGCTGAAATTCAGTCACGCTCTCAATCTTGCCTTGGCGAAGCCGGAACAGCGCGTCCCACACACGCCGGGTATAGGCGGAAACGTCAGCAAGATTGCTGAAGGTCGCGGGCGGCGGAAGATGAAGAAAAGGCCTTACAGTCATGCTCAACCTTTCTGGCTGGCCAAAACTTCCGCAGCCGTCCAATTCGGCGCTTCCTTTGCAAGCTTGGATAACGTCTTGCCCATGGAAGCCGCCCGCGTTTCTTCCGCCTGCAGCATTGCTGCGGCCTTTGCCTTTTTCTCTGCCAAATCCTGATCCGAATATTTGAATACAGGATAACCCTGCTTTGCCAGCGCTTGCCGCCAGCGGTCGAAGGCCTGTGCATTTGACATGTCAAGCGGCGTTTCAAGCCCGGTCGCCTTATCAAGGAACGCATTCCAATCATCTGACGTTGTGCCGATCATAGACGGGAAGAGATGCCCAATTGAGCGGCTTATGTCTGTTCTGTCTATTGTCATCTAGCTCCTGCTCCAGAAACCTTAAAATCATCAACGCCGCGTGCAAATTTCCATTCGCTGCCAGCGGGGATAGTGATCCGCGCCCTATGGTACCGGGCGTTGACGCGGGCCGGGCAGAACCCATTGGAATTTGCGGCAACAGGGGCTCCGAAAGTGACGCTTTGCGAAAGGTTATCTCTTGATCCTACCGTCAGCGACGGCGTGACGGACATTCCCTCAATCATAGGCCTCAGACCCCGGAAAAGGCTCTTGCGGCCTGGAGATAATTGTGTGTCCCCAGTCTCAATCGTCGCCTCAAGCGCCGCCCCGTTAAAGAACCCCTGCCGGTTAAGGGTGTCAAAGCCTGCCAACAGAAGACGGCCCGAACCGGACCAGAACCGAGAGTCAACAGGGAACGGCAGCCCGTCTATAGTGGCGGAGACTGTGTCCATTCCATCAATTGTATATGCCGATTGCACGCCCGCAGAATAGATAATCTGGTGGCGAACCGCCGCCGTTGACCATTGGCCAGTTACCCAATGATAAACCAAAATCCGATCGGGAGTGCCATCACCAGAGTTAATAGACGGGAACCCCACGACGTAAATCTTGTTTATCGGGTCAATAGCTGCCGACACCCTATAAATGTTAGACTCGTCAACATTCTCCTCAAGCCATCGATCAACCTTTTCGGCCCCTATCGGCACAATCTCAGACCCGGCGCGGATCATGTAGAATCCGTCATCGCTCAAGAAAAACGCGAGGTTTTCATAAGCTGCAATCGAGCCTTCCGCACGGCAGCCCAGGAAATTCGCAATCTTGTCGAACCTGAAAGCCGTAGGCGGGCCTTCATAGCTCATGCGATAAACAGAACGCTCCTGAAATACAATGCCGTATTCGCCACCAACAAAGCCCATGATGGAGCCTCCGTCGGGGAAGTCTTGATAGTCGCTAAGCGTCGTCGCGCTTATCGTCCAGTCAGCAACGTTTCCAATGGCAGACCAGCGAATGCGGTTGAAGGCCGTCGAGTCCCTGGCAAGAATGCCAAATTCACGAATTGACCCGGCGAACGACGCGCGCGGCGGGGAGCCCGCAAGAGCAGCAAAGTTTGTTGACACATCAAGCCGGTAGACCTGTGTTTCATCGGCACCATTGGTGGCAATAATGAAATCGCCGAACTGAGCAAAAGACCACCGGGAGTCCAATGCAGTGACATATGCCCCGCCAGACACACGAGAAACGTCCGTCCATGCCGCGCCGTTTGAATTGAGACGGTACAGCTTGCCCGCATCGCCGCAGAAATTGTAGATGACGCCCGTTGTGGAGCGAACCGAGATAGCGCCCTGCGCACGGGCCGTGATCGCCGACGCCGTGTTGCTGAAAGCCGGGAATGGACGATAGCCGGACGCTGACGGGATTACATTTACAGCCTCACGCGCTGCATTTGTCTCAAATGCCGCTATGTCTGGCATGAAACTAGCGAAAGGAACCATTACTCACCCCGTCGAGAATCAAAATAGCTCCGATTAAAGGGCCAATTTACCCTCAATTGCTGCTGGGGCTGGCGAAAACGGTTTTCACGGCGAAGCCTGTCGTATATCTCGCGCTCAAGCGTCGCAAAGCGAGCTGCAAGATCATCGGCCTGCAATATCTCAAGAGCAATCCGCCGCTTGGCACCGTTGCGAATTAGCTCTTCGCACTCCTCAACCCAAGAGTTTGTGTCGCTATCGTTCACAAGAGTGGCCAGCTTGTAGACATAGGTTAGATTGATGCGATATTCAGCATTCGGGATCGGATAAAAGCGAAGCCGGTTTGCAACCCTCGTATAATACTGAGGCTCACCCGTGACCGAGCCGTCCTGAGCGTCTTCAATGAAGCTATTATCAACCGACCTAAGCGGCTGTTTGTCAGTCGCGCCAGACCCGCATGAAATAGCCTTGACTTCGATCAAATCATTGAAGGTATCAAACGGCGAAGAACCATAAATCTCGCCGTCGACGACGGTATTAAAAAATACGGACCGCACATTGAACCACCATTCCTCACGCTCATAGAACTTAATTGCGCTTTGAATGGCATTGTCGATCTGATTGGTTGTAAGAGCGCCGTCATTTGCCATTTCATCGACAATCCGGGCGCGCATGGTGGCGTAAGTTGTCATGGATTATAGACCTTTGAGGCTATTAGAACGGCCAGACAAGCAAGAAGGGGCGCGGCAAGGCCCGGCCAGTCGAAGGGCAAGCCCGCCTCCCATTGCGTGAACTCACGGCCCACGTA